TGATTGAATATCTTCAGGAGGCGGGCTTCACTAACAACGCAGGTGTTGTCGTTGCCGGTGCTGCAAAGCCTCAGTCAGAGATCACTTTCGCGGCAAAATCCGCGCCAATGGTCAAGATGGCGCATTACTTCCGCATCAACGAAGAAACCCTTGATGACGTCGACGGCCTTGAAGCCTACATCAATCAGCGCGGTCTCTATGGTCTGATGCTGAAGGAAGAAGCCGAAGTTCTGAACGGTCCCGGTACTGCCAACCGTGTTGACGGTCTGATTGCTAACTCGACCACTTATGTGCCGGGTACAGTTCCAGGCATCACGCCAACAAACGCAATGGATGATATTCGTATCGCCATCGCGCAGGTTGCGGAAGCTGACCTGATGGCCTCGGCTGTGGTTATGAACCATCTCGACGCGGCTGCATTGGATCTGACCAAGGATGCAGACGGCAAGTATCTGCACCCAGCCTTTGCCGGTAATACGGCTTGGGGTCTGCCGGTTGTCCGCACAAAGGGCATTCCACAGGGCAAGTTCATTGTCGGCGGCTTCGTCGGTAATACCCTTCTCTGGCAGCGCAAGGGCATTGAGCTTCGTCGTTCGACCGAAGACCGCGACAACTTCATCACGAATAAGGTCACGATCCTTCTGGAAGAGCGTATTCAGCTTGAAACGCTTCGTCCAGAAGGCATCATCTATGGTGACCTCACCGAAGCTCCTGCTGGCGGCGGCGAGTAATAAACAGGGGGCGCTTAGTGCGCCCCTTTCTCTTTGCATGTGAGGGTGAAATGAAGATCGTTCAGTCTGGAGACCCTGTCGGTGAAGTTGTCTCGCTTGAGCTATTTCGCAAGCAAACGAGGAACGCTGATGATACAGGCGTTTTCAACGAGGACGACGATGCGATCCTTCAACAGTATCTGGATGCTGGTATTGAATGGGTGCAGGACGCTTGCAGCACGGTTCTTCTGACCACAGAATTTACCGCGACCGGCAATAACTTCGTGCTTTCCTTCGATGGTTATCCAAACGCTGAAATCAGTTCGATTGCCTATGTCGATGAGCTTGGCGCTCCGGGTGTGATTACTGATTATGAAATCAGGGACAACCGGCTCTTTATCGAGAATGCACCGAAGGCGACCAGAACAACCATCATATTCAAGGCTGGCATTGGCGCGGGAAACGTCCCTGTAAAGCTCAAGCAAGCCGTTTTGATGCTGGGTGAGCATTTCTACGATAAATCGGGTGAAGCCATTCCAGCGGCTGTTCTGGCGATGACATCGCATCATCGCAGCTTTGCATTCGGAGGCTGATCATGGCCGCTAAACGATCTGCCGGTTCGCTGTATGACAAGATCACCTTCCGCACGATCACCGAAGTGCCGGACGGTCACGGCGGTTTCGAGCCGACCCCTACCGATTTCACCGTTAGAGCCAATATCCGGTATCTGCGGGGCGGTGAGACTGTTCAGGCGGCACGATTGACGGGTAAACAGCCAGTCGTTGTGACGGTGCGCAGGAGTAGCCAGACGGCAGCTTTGACCACTGATGACGGTATGCGGGATGCACGAACCGGGACAAAATACAATATCAGATCGGTAGTGCCGACTGATGACCGCCAATTCATCGAAATTACAGCGGAAAGCGGTGTTGCATGAGTGTATCAGTTGCCCTGCAAGACCTCATCATTTTCACGCTCAAGGCCGATCCGAAAGTGTCAGCACTTGTCGGTGATCGCGTCTATGACGGTCCACCTGAAAAGCCGACATTCCCATATATCTCGATGGGTGCGAGTGATTTTCGGACTGATGACGCCGAGTGTATTAACAGCCGGGAAGAGACTATCCAGATTGATTGTTGGGTCCGCAGGAATGGCCGGAAATGGCCGTGCAAAGAGATTGTGGACGCAATTGTAGGCGCTTTAAGGAATGTAACAGGAGAACTGTCAAACGGCACTCTTGTCAGCCTAAATATCGAATTATCGCGTATTCTTGATGATCCAGACGGCATCACTACACACGGCGTCGTGCAAGTCACCGGCCTGATTGATGAGGAATGGGAAAATGGTTGAGGGCTTAGACCGGCTCAAGCGGAAGCTTACCAAGACCATTCCGCAAGCTGTATTCGATGTGACAATAAAAGCCATGGAGCAGGGAGCAACTGATGTTGTTGCCATGATGCGCCGCCTTGCGCCAAAGGATAGCGGAAAGCTTGCACAGACGATCAATTGGACGTGGGGCGATGCGCCAAAAGGCTCAATGGTTCTCGGAAAATCATCACCGACACGCGATGGCTTAGTAATCACGATCTACGCCGGTGATGCGTCAACAATGGTTGGCGAGCGAGAGCAATTCCAGCTTGCCCGACTGCAAGAGTTTGGCACCCAGCGCATGAAGGCAAGCCCGTATTTCTTCCCATCGTGGCGCACGTTGCGAAAGCGCGTTCGTGGCAGGGTTACGCGCCAGATGCGCAAAGCAGTCAGAGACGGAGCGAAGTAATGGCTTGGGCAATCTTCAAAGTGGAATGCAACTGGTCGCGTCCGCGCAGTCGTTATTCGTTCAACGCCAAGGCATCGGCAGAACCGCAAGAACGTCCGCAAGACTTCATTGATTACTGCGTATCAAAAGGCTGGGCCGAAGCGGTCACAAGCCCGACACGCGATGAGAAACGTGCCCTTAAGGGTCGTAAACGGGCTTAGCCCAATCACCTGAAACCGGGCCTCAAGCCCTATCAAGGCTGGCATTTAGCTGGCCCGTTTTCGCATGGAGAAATAACATGGCCGTTAAGCCAACTACCGCCGAGTTTCAGCATCTTGTTGTTGAAATTGAAACAGACGTCGAGGGTACTTTCTCGAAGATTTGCGGCATCACACAGCGCGGTATCAACCGTCAGCACAATATGCAAACGACGGAAGTTCCTGCCGATTGTGAGGATGAAAGCCTGCCGGCTGTTGTTGAACGCGCTGTTCAGTCCTCAGAAGTCACCATTTCCGGTACTGGTGTCTGGGCCAGTCAAAGTCATCAAATGATGCTTGATTGGTGGTATTCCGGTGGCAAGAAGACAATCCGCGTTCAGCACGTTAATTCTGCTGTTGGCGACACGGAATATGAAACAGGATCAGCGATCCTCGTGAACCTCAACAATGCTGTTGAAAAAGGCCAGAAGGTATCGGCTGAAATCGAAATTCAGTTCGACGGCCTGCCAACACGTACCGCTAAGGCTCCGTAATGGCAAAGGCTCTCACATGGGCTGGCGGGGAACATGATTTTGAACTCCGCCTTGAACACCTTCGCGCCCTGCAAGATAAATGCGATGCAGGGCCGCAATGGATCCTGATGCGGCTCACGTCCAAGCAATGGTTCATTGATGATGTGATCCAGCCTATCCGCCTCGGTCTCGAGGGTGGCGGCATGGAAAAGGAAGCCGCTCGCAAGCTGGTTCAAAAATTCGTTGAAGATCGACCCCTCACATTGTCGGTGCTGACTGCGCAGGCCGTGTTGATGGTTGCACTCTTTGGCGATGAGGATGATCAGCCGGGGGAGCAGAAAGCGGGGGCGAAGAAGACCCGAACCCGCTCCCGCGTGGCAAATGGAAGTTCAACCGCTTCTACCAGTGGGCAGGAATAATAAATCGCGACATCGGCAAGATGACTGTTTGGGAATTTCGCTGTGCGGTTGAAGGCTTCAAAGCCGCCAATGCGACCGAAGAAAAAGCCGCTCCGGGTATGAGCGACGATCAACTTGCAGAACTTGGAATTGAGGGCTTCTGATGGCAACTGACGTTGAACGCCTTGTCGTGGCTATGGAGGCACGGACTGCGGCTTTTGAGAAGGCGCTCAACCGCTCATATAATCAGGCGGCAAAGCAATCCAATCAGATTGAACGTCGCTTTCGCGATATGAATAAGAATATCGAAAGCGTGTTCTCTCGCGGTAGCATTAGTTCTGCGATCAAGAAAGACCTTGAAGCGTCCGTTGCTGCTGTATCGACGGCTGAAGCGAAGCTTAGCCAGTCTACAACATCCATGAAAGGGATGATGACTGGACTGGCGGGCATATTTGCAGCCCGCGAACTGGTCACGATGGCCGATAGTTGGTCTGATGTTTCCGCCCGTGTCGGTATTGCCGTGGGTGAAATGTCAGAAGCTCCTGCGGTTATGGAGCGTCTATATAATCTTGCGCAGGACACCTATTCAGGTTTTCAGCAGACAGCAGAAAGCTTCATTGCCAATAGCACGGCCCTCAAAGAGCTTGGCTATAACACCAACCAGCAGCTTGATTATACTGAGGCGTTAAACAACGCCCTTGTTGTATCAGGCGCAAAGGGTGATCGTGCAACCAGTGTCACGAACGCGCTATCAAAGGCGATGGCGGCTGGAAAGCTGTCAGGTGATGGCCTCAATACCATCATCGAAACAGGCGGACGTGTAGCTGAGGTTCTGGCGGCTGAGCTTGGCGTAGGGGTGAATGCACTGCGCGATATAGGCGCACAGGGCAAGATTACATCTCAGGTCATCTACAGTGCTCTCACTAAGCGAATGGAACAGCTTGCTGATCAGGCAGGCTCAATGCCAGCCACCATCGGTGATGCTTTACAGCAGATCCAGAATGCGGCGTTAAAGTCTGTTGGTGCACTCGATCAGACTGGAAAGGTTTCTGAAAGGCTGTCTGGCTTGCTGGGCGGTGTTGCCAAGAATATGGATACTGTCGCTGTTGCGGGTGTCGCAATGGCAGCTGCTTTCGGTGCTCGTCAGATTGGGAACGCAGCAAACAGCCTCGGCGGATATGCTCGCACAACGATTGTTGCCGCTCAAGCGACACGCGCAGCAGCAGTCGAAGAGCAGGCCATGGCAGCTGCACGTTTGCGAAGTGCCGAGGCCGCAATGGCTGCAATACGTGCAAATGGCCTAGTGACAGGTTCGTTGCGCAATGTCAGCCGTGAGTTGCTTGTCGCTCGCATGGAAATGAGTGCGGCTAACGCGCAATTAGCCGCGACTGGTCCTATTGCGACCGCTTCATCTGCCGCCATTCGCGGATTTTCTACCGCAATGACTGCGCTCGGTGGTCCGGTCGGTGTCGGGCTACTGGCCTTGACTGGCATCATGTATGCGATTTCTACGCGCTCACAGGAAGCTGAGGACCGCGCAAATCGTTATGCTGAAGCCATCCGCAAGGCCGGTGAAGACACAGATTATGCCGGACTTGGTATCGAAAAGACGGCTGAAAAGCTGTTCACGCTTTCCAGCGGTCTTACGGAAGCCCAAAAGGCAATACGCGTTGATGAGGCAACCGCAAACGTCGAAAAGTCGGTTGCGGCATTGGAAGAGGCTTTCAACTCTGCCGGTCGCGGTATCGCAGGTCTAAGCACCTATCTCTCATCCGTTTATGGTGAAATGGGCGATCTTGTTGAACGTTTCAAAGACGGTGAAATCTCTGTTGAGGATTTTAACGCTGAGCTCGACCGCCTGTCTGGCATCGATCCGAATGTAACTGCCGTTGTTGCACGCATGCAGCAAATTGCATCCGAAGCTGCTGCTGCACGTGGTG